TGTTGGCCATTCCGAGTTGGAGACTCCACAACCGGTAGACCAAGCACATTCGCCATCTCTGCGGAATTCGATTTTGATGCGTCGCAGCGCGGTGTTCCGTACTCTACTGACTGTGGAAAACGCTGTGGAACTTCTCCTGATGCTTTGCGGGGAATGAAGGCGCACAATCCGCCGATCAGTCCATGTCGGTAGCCCAACTCGACGTCACGCTCGATCGTCCTTTGCCTCAGAACCCTGACGCAGAGCGTGCGGTCCTCGGTTCGATCCTGACGAACGCCAACGCGTTCTATCGCGTCGTCGCCGGGCCACTCGGTTCGGGCAAGACGACGGGCGTCATTTGGGAACTGATGCGACGCGCCCTCATGCAGGGCACCTCATACGATGGCTTTCGCTACACCCGCTTTGCCTTGTTGCGGCAGACTTTGCAGCAGTTGAAGCAAACGGTGCTAAAAGACATCTCGCAGTGGTTCTCCGGCTTGGCGCACTGGAAAGTTTCAGAGGGCACCATCTACTTCCATTTCGGCGATGTGCGCTCGGAATGGCTGCTGCTGCCGCTCGAAGAACCGGAAGACCGGCGCAGAATATTGTCGATGAATCTAACCGGCGCGTTCTTGAGCGAGTGCATCGAAATCGATCGCGATCTGGTCGACGACGTCGCCGGTCGCTGCGGACGCTATCCGTCGGCTGACGACGGCGGGGCGACGTGGCACGGCATCGTCTGCGACACCAACATGCCACCCGAAGGCACGCCGTGGCACGAGACGATGATCCTGCCGCCCAAGGAATGGGAAATCTTCATCCAGCCGGGCGGGCTCGACGTCGGCGCGGAAAACCTCAATTACCTGCTGCAGACGCCCGAGACGATGAAACTGCCGCTCGGCCATCCCGACCGGCTGGCGCAAGGACGGACCTACTACGAACGACTGGCGCGCTCCAACAACCAAAATTGGGTGAAGCGCTATGTCCACGCTCAATATGGCCCGGACCCCTCCGGCACCGCCGTCTTCGCCTCTTCGTTCCGCTCGGCTTTTCACTGCGTCGACAACCTTGAGCCGTTGCCCAACGGCCCGCTGTATGTCGGACAGGACTTCGGCCGCGACCCGTGGTCGATCATCTGCCAGCCCGACTACATGGGCCGCCTGATGGTCATCGAGGAGGTCAAGGCCGAGGACATCGGCCTGATCACCCACCTGCGGCAGAACCTGCGCCCCGTGCTGCAACAGCCGCGCTTTCAGAACCGGCCAGTCGTCGTGATCGGCGACCCGGCGGGCATCGCCAAATCGCAGTTCGACGAGGTCAACGCCTTCGACATCCTGAAGCGCGAAGGCTTCACCGCCATCCCGGCCGGCACCAACGACATCGATACGCGACTACGCAGCGTCGAAGAGTATCTACTTCAGCAGCGCAACGGCGGGCCAGCCATCCTGTTCAGCCGCAAAGGCTGCCCGCACCTGATCCAAGGCATGGCGGGGCACTATCGCTACTCCAAGACGACGCTCGACATCTCGAAGCCGCTGCCGGACAAAAACCGCTTCAGCCACGTCGCCGACGCGCTGCAGTACGCCTGTCTCGGCACCAAGGGCCAGACCGCGCGCGCGATCGCCCGCCGTGTCAGTCCTCGCCGCGCGATGCATCGTGAGCGGATCACCGCCTTGGGCTGGACTTAGTCTATTTGACCCAGCGCATCGGATCGATGCCGGCACTGCCGTAATAGCTGGTGTGGTTGTTGCCCTCCTGCACACCACCGGGCTGGGTCATGCCGTAGAGCAGCGGCTTGCCGACGTCGACCCACACGCCGTTCACGTACTGGCGGCACACCGTCGAGCCGTCGCTCGACGCCTCGTTCATGAAGTTGGTCGAGCCGTAGCCGTTGCTCGCCATGTCGAACAGGCACTCGCCAGTATTTTCGCCGTTTGAAAGGATGGCGGCGCGCAGGCCCTCGGGTGCGGCGATGCCACCCGCACCGTTCAGGATGTAGCTGCCCATGATCGAATTGCACGAGTAAACCTGCCGCATGCCGGCACCGAGGTTGCGGCTGAGGTTGGGATGGATCACGGCGATGTTGCTGACGATGGCCTGATTGGCCTCACCGACCCGCTCGTGCTGCATCATCATGCCGTCTTTGAGGTGGTTCTCGCCGTGGATGTTCTCGCACATGCCCTCGAACACTGCACCTGACAGCACGACGCCGTAATTGGCGTAGCTGGTGAAGATGTCGCGCAGGGTGAACTTGTAGATCGAGCCGTTGTCGCCGTCGGGTGCCCAGATTTTCAAGCACGCCCCGGCCGCGGCGCTGGCATAGCCGCCGCCGTAGAGCGAGAACTTCTCCAGAAAGAGCATGCGATTGGCGACACCGTTGATGCCCTTGTAGACGATCATGTCCTCGCCCGCGGCACCGGCCCAGTTGACCTTGGTGTGGTTGCCGTTGGCACCCCACGCCGAGCCGTCATGGTTAGGCTGCTGAATGGTGATGGTCTGGGTCAGCGTCACCCCGGTTTTGCTGTACATCATGCCGACCCGGCGCTCGTCGGCGTAGGTCTGCAGGGCGTCGCGCAGCTCGGTCTCGTTGGTCACATTGTCGATCATGTCGTCACCGGAGGGGGGAGTAGGGGGATCGGGCTCGGCTTCGAGCCGGGCAAGGATCGACGCCGAGCGCTCAGGCGCAGCCTTCAGCCAGTCGATGTCGGGGTCGTTGGTCGACTTCATGGCTTGCGTGCCGGCGTGGGCGGGTAGCCGCCGGGCGGTGTGCCGTAGTCGGGATCGGAGCGGTGCGGCCCCGTGTGTCCCTCGGGCTTCTGGTAGCCGTGCGGCGGCGCTTTAGTTGGCACCTTGGTCGGTTGAACGGGCTGGGCCATAGTCGTCTCCTTTTAGAGGTAAAAATGACGGCACACCCCGAGACACGCTTCACCTGCGACCGCTGCGGCGACACGACGACCCAGCCGATCAGCAACGGCCCGGTGCACGCGCGCGCTGCCGGGCCGACGGGCTGGCAGGTCCTCACGCTGGGCAACGACCCATCGACGCCGCCCAGCCATCTCTGCCCACCGTGCGCCTGCGGACTCAAGGCGTACATGAGCGACAAGACGCTCAACGTGGCGTCAGGCCCTCAAGTATAAACCACGGTGAACTGGCCACCGGTCGGACAGGCTGACACGACGATGCCGGTGCTGCAGGTGAAGCCGACGTCGATCACCTGCCCCGGCCACATGCCGGTCGGACCCTGATAGCTGATGATCTGGTTGCCGGCATTGGCAGCACCGACCGTCGCCGCGTTGTTGAGGGTCAGGACGCCGGCCGTGCCCGGTGTGACGACGAGAACGCGTAAGAGCTTGCCGGCGGTGCCCTTGATCACGGCCGTCGCGATGACGTTGGCATAGAGCGGATTGGCAACTGGCGGCACGCCGAGATAGTAGTTCAGAAACCCCAGCAGCTCGGGAGCCGTGCGCGTCCGCATGGCGTCGAAGCGGGCGGCATCGCCGACCTTGGTGAAGAGGTCGGCGAACATCGCATCGAGCTCGGCCGACGAGTAGCCGGTGGGCGGAGTCGGCGCAGCCATCAGGCCGCCGGGGCCGGTTCAGCCGGGGCCGGTTCAGCCGCCGGAGCCGACGGGTCGGGATTGCTTTCGAGGAAATGAGCTTGCCATTGCTGAGGAACGTGCGTGCTCATATAGAGCCACGCCTCGTACTCGCTTTCCTTCTTGAGCTTCTCGATCAGCTCGTCAGCCATCTTGGTCTCGGCTTCGCTGAGGACGACGGGAGTTGGATCGGTCATGGGGTGCCTCCTTACCGCGCTTGCGCTGCCAGCGCAGCCTGCGCCAATTTGCTCCGAAGCTCGAACCCGAGCAATGGCCAAATCTGCCGGATGCAATCTTCGCGCGCCAGTTTCTTACCGACCTCGGGGTCGAAGTTCTCAGAAGAAGCGGGAGCGGTTTTGCCGATGATGATGAAGCCATTGTGCATCACCGCCACGCAGATCGTCATCTTGGCCGCCGGGTGGTCCTCGTAGGGAGCCTTGATCGCACCGGTCCTGAACAGCGCGTCGCCGACGAGGAAGTAGCTCTCCTCCTTGATCGACTGCAGCACTTGGTCGAGCGACACCCGCGGTGCCGTGGGATTGTGCGACGTGGCGATCTGTTCAGTCCGCTTGGCGTTGTCCATCTTTCAATACCTCCACCCATGTTTTGAAGTTATGCAGGGCCTCGATCGTCGGGAACTCGCCCTTGAAACACAGCACCCGGTCGTCGAGGGTGAGAAAGGCGGCAGGCTTCTCGGTTGGCCAGCACAGGCTGCGCATGATGAAGTCCTCCGCCTCGTTGTCCTCCATCCCGTCAGCCGTCAACCAGTCGTGTATTGCGCTCTTCATCGCCTGCTGCCCAGCCAGCGACCCGGAACGCGACGAGTAGACGTGCACTTGGAACGTCTTGGCCGCCTCGCGCAGGAAGGCCATCGCGCCCGGCGTCGGGCCGTCGGCAACCTTGTCGACGCCCTGCCAGCCGCTGGTGTAGGCATGCAACACGCCGTCAAAATCCAAGCAAAGTATCCTCATGTCAGCGGCCCTCCTCGATATCGAGATCGCGACTGTCCTCAAGCAGTTCCCGAAGCTCTTTCTGCAGAACTTTGATCTGGCGCTCGGCGTCGCGGGCGTCGCGCTGCAGCAGCTCGATGTACTTGACGACGAGGCGGAGGCGCTCGATCGCACCGGCACGGAACGGCGTCATGGCGATGCCGCGGCGCGCCGGAGCCTGCTCCAAGGTGACGGCCAGCATGCGCAGCCATTCGAGGTGGTTGATCTGGCGCAATGTGCCTTCGGCGACCAGCTGCAGCTGGTCGGCCGTCAAGTGGCTGACGGCGGCAGCGGGGGGTGGGCTACCATTCCCAGAGTCGTCAGACGACTCGGCAGTCATTCGATGTAGCCCATCTCGTGCAGGATTTGCGCCTTGACGCACTCCAAGGCGGCAAGGATTTCCGACGCCTTCATGTTGGCGCAGTGGTAGCCGATGTTGAACTTCTCGTCGAGCGTGTCGACCCGCACAATCAGGAGTTTGTCGCACGGCGCCTTGCCCGACTGGATGTCTTCGAAGCAGTCGACCAGACATTCGGCGGGCGTCCACAGCGTGTTGTCGCGGGCCTTGAGTGCGCGCGCCGCCGCGAGTGATGTCGGCACTGGAGCGGCGTCGAGCTGGTCGCGCAGGCGGGCAAACTTGGCGAGTTCTTCGCCGTCGTCCGAAGGGGGGGTCATAGGCGTTTCTCCAGTTCAGCCGCTTCCTTGCGCAGATCAACGAGGCGCTGGGCTTCGGCACGATCGAGAGTGATGTGGGTGGTTTCCATGGCCTGCCTGCCTTTCTACTCAGTCTCGGCGTGGTTGGTGTAGAGCAAGCGTCGGCTGCCGATGAAGTTGCTGCTGACCAGCGTGATGTGGATGCCGTCGACGCGGGCGAGTTCCTGACACACCTTGGTGAGCAGCGGCGCGATCTCCTTGTGCGGCGCAGCACTGCGAAAAAAGCTCAAGGCGATGGTGTACTTCATGGTCGGAACCGTGCGCACGGGTGTGCGCGCAGCATGCGGGGCGCGCCTAAGGGGTGGACGCGTGGTACTCGCCGGGCAGGGTCGGGTCGAGCAGCGCCCAGTCGGCGGCCAGCACGTCGGCATTGCTATTGTGCCACAGCTGGCCGGGCTGGTCGGCAGCGAACAGCCTGATGATGCCGGGCTTGCCGGCCGTGATGTCGAGGGCGAGGTAGGTATCGGCCGGCCACGCGGCACGGCGCATCTTGTGGCCGAGGCGCAAATGGTTCACGCACCAACCGATCGCTCCGTAGTCCTGTGTCCGTGCTTCCATGTTTACCTCCAAATGTGCGCCATGCGTTTCGAACGAAGATGCTTCACATAATGAACGCTGACACCATATTTGTCAGCCAGTTCCTGCAAAACGCTGTAGCCTTGTTTGTTGCCTTTCCAGCTGGGACGCGAGCGGATGTCGGCAACCTTTTCCGCTGTTAGCTTGGTGTTGCGCTTGTTACGGTTCTGCTCTGTCTGGGTTGCCCACTTACAGTTGCTCAACTGGTAATTGCCGTCGTTGTCGAGACGCTCGATCGACAGGCCGTCTGGCCTGACACCCATGTCGGCGAGGAAGTTGTCGAACTTCAGCCAGCGGTCGCAGACCTTGATGCCACGCCCGCCGTAGTCGGCAAACCTTGGGTCCGTCGGCATGGTGCAGCGGGCCAGCATATGCTTCCACGTACGCCATGTCGGACTCGGCGTGCCGTTGACGTGATGGCCGTGACGCGGTGGGCGGCCGCCGCTCATGGCAGCAGGCGGGCGTGCTCGCCGACCCCGCTGGTCGCGGCGACGACGTAGAGCAGCAGCAGGACGACCAGCAGGATGAGGATGCGCACTGATAGCGGCAAGGGGGTCATGATCAGAACCGAACCGTGTTTTGTAGCCAAAACACTGACGCGCGCAGTGGTCTTTGTCATGCGGCGGCGCGCTGGGCGGCACGGGCGAGTGACCGCGCTTTCCTCTCGGCCTGCTTCTTCTGGTGCCAGCGCGGGGCCGGCGGGTCGAGCCCGAGGGCTTGGCGAACCGACCAGCCGCGCTGCAGCCGGCGATAGGCGGTCAGGTAGGCGACCTCGCTGACCTGCGCGACGGCAGTACTGAGCTTGATCAGGCGGCCTTCGAGGCGGACCAGCCCGGAGGCGGCACGGTGGCCGGCAATGATCGCATAACCGCGCCGCCGGTAGCGCTCCTGCAGGCGCTCGACCTCGCCGAGCGCGTCGGCACCACGGTAAGGTTCGGCAAAGAACGTGAACTCATCGGACGGGCGCTGCGGCATGTCCCTGATCGGCCAGTACGGCTTGGTCTTGCGCCGTAGTGGCGCGGGGCTCGGAGCCGAAGTGCGCGCAGTGGCGCGCCGAGGGGTGGGGTTGCACCACGCGTCGTACTGCAGCAGCATATGAGACATCGAATGGCTGCGCTTCTGCAGGTTCTGGGTGTAGGAGACGTAGGCGTATTTACGCCGCTCGTTGACCAGCGCGAAGACACCGGCACGCAGCGGGATGAACTCGGGGCTTCTAAGCATCATCTAATTAGACCCTGATTGGGCAGGCCGTCGGCACTGCAGGCATATGGTCAGTAGGAGGGCAGTGTCAAGGTTCGAAATGCGTGGGATTTTTGGGAAGTGGGATTTTAACTCCTTGGTTTTTTGGAATGTTTATTTGCGAAGCGGATGAACCCGCCACGCCCCCGGCCGCCCCTGTCCAAGTGGGGGTGGGGGCCGGTCCGCTCGCTCGCTGCCACGCAAGATCGTCGCCACTCACTGCCCAGCGCCGCGCGCGATAGTTGTTCCTTTTAAAAGGAACCACAACCTACAACCTTGGACTGTATCCCCAGTATATAGGAGAGGAGCAGGTGCTTCTCTCCATTAACGTGTTTCCTTTTAAAAGGAACACATCAATCGGAGCTAGTTATGAAAACGTCCAATAAGCACTTCGTAGCGTTCGAGAAGCACGCGGCAGAGGCGGCGAGCGGCAGCGACAAGCCATACGCGCTCATGATCAAGCATGCGGGACTCGCCGCGTGTGAGGGTGCGATCACTGCAGACGACCGCGACGCGTTTTATTCGCGGCTCGAAAAGGCGCGGCCGTCGGCGACGCACAAGACCATACTCGACAATCGCAAGAGCGAGGCATGGTCGTGCGTCAAGCTGGCGTTCGAGTACAAAGAGTGCAACGTCGATATCTTCGCCAACATGGAAAAGGCGACGCCGACTCCAACGGGCATCTACGATATCGCCTGCAGCATTCGCAGTAAGGCACACTTCGCCGAGAAGGCCGCGTGCGGGAAAAAGGCGATTGATCTGCACACTGACTCGGGCAAGGCTCCGACGGTCGAAGCCATGCAGGCTGCGATCAAGCACAGCAACGCCTATCGCAACGATCTCACGGGCGTGTCGAATGCACGGCCGCTCGACAAGGTGCTCGCCCAGATGGTCAAGACTCTGGAGTCATTCCGCGATGGCAAGCGCGACCCCAAGACCGGCAAGCCAGCGAAGAAAGCCAACGGCAACAGCATCACACTGCCAACCATCGCGAGCAAGACGCTCGGTGCTGCAATCGCCTCGCTGAACGAGTTCAAGGTCGAACTCGTATCGAAGAACGGTAAGAACGTGGTGCCGATGCGCAAGCGCGCCGCCTAGTTCTCACTTTCCTTTTAAAAGGAAATTCAATCTAAAGTTGCTACTCCCCCGCCCGAAAGGGCGGGGGATTTTTTACGTCTGAACGCCCGGTAAACTGACGTAAACCCGCCGGACTTAACTGCCGGGCAGGTTCGAGAGGGGGGGGGTGCGAGCAATGGTAAGTCAGAAGGAGGGGAGGGGGGTGTGGTAATGGTA